GGACAGTACGATCTGCCCCGTCGAGCGAGCATGGGAAGGTAATGTTTGCTATGGGGTCTTTCACCCTAGCACTCATCTCGAACTCGAAAAGGGCTTGAAGGCTAGCCATTGCTGTCCAGTAGTGATGCGCGGAGTCCTGTATGAGCAGTTGTGTGGTCGTGGGTCGGGGTTCGCCGACACCACGGTCGGTAACACGCTGTACAATATGGCCAAGGATTATGTCGCCGCTAGAACGGAGTTCCGTTCGGCTGGTTTTCGGACCCATGTGGAAGCGCTATCAGTTTTGGGCGTGTACATGGGCGACGATAGTCTTAGTCGATTTATTTCAACGGAGCATTTGGTTAGTACTGGGGCCGCTTTGGGCCTCGTGCTTGAGGTCGAGCAAAAGATCGCGCCTGAGCCGGGCGTGAATTTCATTTCGCGCTTCTACGGCCCGTATGTCTGGACTGGGGATCTGTCGTCCACATGCGACTTGCCCAGAATCTGCTCCAAGATCCACGTGTGCGACCGTGTCGCCGCCGGTCAGGAACAGACGCCCCGTGTGAAGCTTCAGCAACGCATGATAGGGCTGTACCTCTCTGATAGGAACACCCCGTTGATTGGCGCATATGCCACGATGGTGATTAAGGTGTTTGGGAGGCCTGACGTGATCCTAAGAGACCTGGCGTCCTACTACGCAGGCGTCGAAGACAGCGAGCAGTTTCCAAACCTTAATGCCACTGGGTGGATGGAGGATTTCTGGACTCAGCGCTGCCCCGATTTGATGCTGGACTTGGTGCAACCTCACCTTGACCATTGCGTCTTCGACCCGCGAATGCTCTTTAAAGCCCCGCTGTTCTTTCGCCCCGTGCCTGTCACGGCTCCTGAGGGAATGGTGACCGACGTTTTGTCTGCCGAGGTTGGCCTACCGTTTCCAGCGGTCGCCAAGGTGGTGTTGACGCCGGAGGAGAGGGAGGATTTGCGTGAGGCTGTGGACATCGCAGCAAAGTCAGGCTCGCTGAAGGTCGAGCCTGCCATGGTGCCGGTAGGGGACTGCCGTGACTGTGCCAAACGTTTTTTAGCCCCGTTGCTTAGCATGCCGCAGCGTGCGAGGCTGGAGCAAGGCCTCCCCTTTCGCTGCCGCGATTGTGCTGGTAAGGCAAAGCTCGTTCACGAGGCGAAGTTTGGAAAGGACAAGGGCAAGTCGGAGGCGACTGGCCCTGCCAAACCGACTTGATTCCCCTTTGGGGGGCTTTGTGCGTTGGGCCTAATCAACGCACTAGGGCACAGTGTCTGATGTGCCCTGCTGTTCCGGTCGCACCGGGGTATCTGAAAATCATTTCTACCGCTTATTAGAATCGATGAGCAACACGAACAATAGCAATGCTCCACGCAGCTCTCGCGCTAGCCGTAAGCGCGCTCGGGCTGCTGGCAATGCTCCTCCACAGGCTGCTCAACCGGCGCGAAAGAAGCGCCGAGCCCGCAACACCAAGCGCAATGCCAAGCGCGGCCGAGATGCCGCAGCGCGCGCTGGTAACCCGCCGCAAGAACCTGCGGTTGTGGGTTTCTTTGCGCCAGTCGCAGAGGGTACCAAGATGAGCGGCCACAAGCCAGTCTTCATCCGCATGTCGCACTCAGAGCAGAGAATCATGCATCGCGAATTGGTGTCAAAGGTCGTGACGCCCGGCAACGGGCTGTTCACGATCCTGGCAGCCATCGCCCTTAATCCCGGTCTGCAAGCGAGCTTCCCTTGGTTGTCCAACGAAGCTGCGGGCTGGGAGTCATACCGCTTCAACAAGCTGCGTTTGATTTGGGTCCCTTCCATGGGCACGCAAGTCGCAGGGGACATCCTCATCGCCCCCGACTACGACGCCGCCGATGCTGCGCCTACCGGAGAAGCCGCCATGGCCTCCTACTCCGATTCGGAGGAAG